CATTAATTTTCTTTTTACTGTTGTAAAAAGGAACGATATAGGCAAACCCCAAGTTTTGATTAATTGGAAGATCCAAAGTGGCGGCCATCACACCTGCAGTAATAACTGTAGTAGGGTCTGCTTTCGATAAAAGTTCATTATTATTAGATACAGAAATCAAACTGGACACAAAGGCCGCTGATTTTTTACCCAAGATTTCATTAAAACGTTTCTTTACTGACTCACTAGACACCATAGTTTTAAGCGATGGTGTTTGAGATTGTGCTTTTGTTACTTCACCCATTACGTACCTCCTATGCCACATCCTCGCATACAGCGTGGATATCTAAGTTAGATAAAATATTATGAATTTCTAAACGACCCTTTTGCGTCCATTTAGTAGTGATTTTAGAATCTAAGCGACCATCACTTCTGCAGAATGTAAAGGTTTCGGATTTAGTAAAACCTTTAGACATATGCTGCTTGTAGAGAATCCATTGATCACCGACCTTACGTTGTAGGCCAGCTTCATGCAAAATCTTATTTAATTCTTGAGCACTCATGCCGTAGTCAGCGGCAATCTGAGTAATTGTTAAGCAGGATTTACTAGATAAGATTTTATCAACGTAATCCTTAACCGGTTTAAATTCTGCTATCTGTTGCTCCTGTTGAGCAACGATAGCTTTGGTAGCATTGTGCGACTCCACCTCGTTGGCGTAAGCTCTAAGAGCTTCAGGCAACGACTTGGGAATATTCATGCTATAAGCACCAGTCTTACGAATTTGAGGAATCACTTCAGAGGTGACCCAACGTTTGAATTGTTTTGCCGTTGGTAATTTGCTAGATAGTACCAGGGAATAAAGTCCGCTTTCATTAATCAAAATCGTTTCTTTATTTTGATTGCCATCAAACACCATTGTCTTTGTTCTATCTTCTTCATCAGTGTGTCGGTTTACATCTCGACTACCGTTTTGGTACCCGAGAGTATCAGCGACATCCTTTGCAACAAACCATAATTCATTATCTTTTTCTAAAATACGAACTTGACCAAATGTATCATTTTTGAAAATCTGTAAATCAGTCATACCTATACCTCCTTAACGACCAGTTGAGGTTCTGATTCATCAACGATCAATTTAATTGTTTGGCTATTAACAGGGATAAAGTCAGTAACAGCTTCGGCATTATCAATAAACACCGGAGCATTAACTTTAAAATAGCTAGTCAATGCATTGATAATATCCAAGCCTACATTAATGCGTGCTGCGTTGTTCATGCTGCGATATGGAACGCCTTTATAAGTGGTTTCACAACATTCCTCGACATTGCCATTTAACATAACGTTGAACATCTTGAAACGAGCTAATTTAAACCTTGCATTAATGCTTTCTTCCAACATGTTAACTTTGGCTTTTACGAACTCATCCATAAGATATGATGCTTCATCGAGTTCATTCTTTTCAGTAACAAGTTTTTGTTGTTGGTTTTCCAATTCGATAACACGATTTTCAATATCATCAATCAATTTAAATTTATTCAATTCAGTCTCGAGATTTGCTTTTTTAGATTTCAAAGAGGCTAGTTCATCATCAAGTCTTGCAAGTTCTTTGACATCTGCACCTGGTTCCTCTTCAATCTCAAGCAAGAACAATTGAGCTTTTAAGTCAGCATATGTAGGATCATCTTCGACATTAGGTTCAGAATACGCTTCATATTCTTCACGTTTAATATCTCTCTCCTTGCTTTGTAGGGTAATGTCATCTATTAATCCGTCAGCTTTCGATATCATAGTTTTTTGCTGCTCTTCGTAGTTTTCTTTTAACTTAGCAGCACTATCGATAAGGCCTTTCCATTCTTCAAGCTTTTTAGATTTATTAGCGTTAAATTCTGCCTCGAGTTTTTCCTGCTTATCCGCCGGCAATTGCTGCCCGCAAGTAGGGCAAGCCTCTTTACTAAACTGCTGAGAGTTAAATGTGTCGAATTCAGACGTTAGAGTTTCGATGCGTTTGGCTTCTCGCTCAATTTCTTTATTAAGCTCGTTGCTTCTATCCATACATCTATCTCTTTCAGCTTCAGTCGCCTTTAATTTAGATAGTGCCGTTTCGTACTCGCTGCGCAAATGTTGTTTGCGCTTATGGTAATCGGATAGTACATCTGAACGTCTAACATCTAATTGACGATTAATATCACGAATTTTAGACTGCTTTTCTGTAGCACTAAAACCGTTTTTAATAATGGCCTTTTGTTTTTCAACATCATCAATGCCCGTTGATAAAGTTTTAATATCACTGATTAGTTTATTTTTATCAGCCATAACTTCAGGTTTATTTCGCACAGCTTCATCAATACGAACAGGAATCATATCCAGTTCTTTATTAATAGCTGTTTTCTTGCTGGCAATCACTTTGCGTTGATCATCAACCGTGCGTCCATCTAATAACTCTGCTAATCGTTTTAAGTCTTCACGACTATTAATTACAGCGGCATCATCAATATCGCCACACATTTCAAGGAGCAGCTTCCGGCGATTTTGCCAGGAATACGTTTCGTTAAAATACAATGGATTTGTAATTAATTTGAAGATGCTTTCATCTACAAGAGAACTAACCATTTCTTTGTATTCTTTTTCTTTTTTAGGCACACCATCGACAAAATAATCTGTCGTGTGGCCTGTTAAGGTAACTTCACCACCACGAGGGGAAGAGTACTTTTCACGATAGACGCGTTTAAGCTCAACAGTACCACCTTCATCTAATGTAAAGGTCCCTGTTACTTCGTGATTGACTTTATGGATAGGTTCACCACCATCCAATGTTTTGATTTCAAAATCAGCCCTATCCAGGCTATCTTTGCCAAATAGCAACCAACACACTGAGTCAAATACAGTCGTTTTGCCGGTGGCATTATCGCCACGGATTACAACATCGCCGTTTAAATCTAACGTAAAGGAAGTTAATCCTTTGAAGTTAAGTAGTTCTAATTTTGTGAGTTTCATATCATTCTCCTATACAACAGTGGCATCCACATCGATGGTGTGCGGCTCAATCTGCAATTGATTGGCCCATTGCATTACCGTCGAATTAATTTGAGCATTCTTTTTTAGTTCTTCATTAGCGAAGAGCTTCGCCTGCACTAAGTCAAATATTTGACGACCTTTCTTCTTACCCTTATTGGCCAATTCTAGGCATGCAACCGGCTTCATAGCATCGTCGGTAATTAACACTATTGCCGTAGTTCCTTTCATGACTCTATCCCGGTATGAGCCCACACAATTTTTTAATCGTTTACCAGCAGTCATTAATTCTGCGGCAGTTCTTGGGACCATAAAATGCATTCCATTTACATCCGCTTGTAGTTGAGGAACATCTGGAAGCATTACGTCGCCATACTCTTGCTTGTTGTAAATATTAACTACAACATCATGGAAGTCTTTTAACTTGCAATCAGTATTCCAAACTTGAGCTATATACTTACCGTTTATTTGACTGTACATATTAACGATATCCCTGATATCTGATGCAGTGACATTTAACAAATACCGCAATAAATTTCGTTCGCCATATCGTTTGGAAAGGCCAATCCACATATTAAAGATTTTTTGAGACCTAACACCCATATTCTCATCTAAATGAGCTGCATTAATTATTTTCGCAGATACATCATCGAACCCTTTGTCTCGATTAAGCGTCAATATTGTCCTTCGATTATTTTCGTCTTTAAAAACATTCAGCATATCTGATAACTTAACAATCATAGGGTCATTAACCATAATGCTACGCAATAATTTACTATCAGGAGCTCGATGATAAATTCGCAATGCTTCTAAGAATCCGGTCCCCTTTTTAGTCATAGTTAAAATCGAATCATCAAAATGTAGATCTCTTATGGAACCCATCCAATAGCGTGGAGTCCATTTAATGTTGCTTTTAATAATTTTAGTGACAGCAGGCATATCAGGAGCTCTAAGCTTTAAGATCATATTAACCAACATAGAAATTCCATATCCGCCATATTCACTAATCGAATGTGGGATATAAACATCTTTTACTTTATATCCACACTGCTCTGACAAGCGTTTTTCAAACGTTAGGCGCAGACTTTTGAAGAGTTTGGCCAAATGTTCTTTATTAACTCCATGAACTGCATATGACTTCCCTATGTATTTTAAAATTGGCATAATCGGATTATCATACTCACGAATATAATCGACTGTGAGTTCATGTTTTCTCTTATCTTCATCGATATAAAAAGCTTTTCTGGCTTTGAAATCAAAACGCAAAACCTCTTTATAAGAGCCATCTTCAGACGTTCCATCCCAAAATAGCTGAATACCTTTATATTTAATACGAAGATCGAGGAAGTCTTTGCAATTAACGACCTCAAAAAACATTTCTTTAGGAAATAATTCCTCGTCATCACATGTTAATATCACTTTGTGTACATATGGTTCAGAGCGGGTTCCACAATTAGGACAAACATAATATTTCGCACCTGTATAATATCCGCAGCCCATGCTATATTTGCGGTTCCATGTGCCACCAAATGTATGATTGCAATCGCAATGGTGAATTGTTGTGTAAGCAGAATCATAATGTTTTTCAATTATGATGCTGTCGAACATTTTGCGGATGTATAAACTTGACACAGTTTCCACAGAACACCACCGCCTTAATCGCCAAACATAGCAAAGAGGTCAGCATTTTCTTCTACACTAGACTCAACCACTGACTGTGTTTCATCTGTAGCTGGTTGGCTATCAACTGGTGCAGGTTCTTTGGCTGTTTTAGTTTTACGGGTACGCTTTGGCTTTTCTTCCTTTGTAGCATCTTCCGTTTTATCCTTAGGAGTAGCTGACTTAGGAGGCTCGACCACATCAAAGGCTTTTACAATCGCATTGGACGCTTTCGTGACATTCTCTGTATATGCGATACCCGCCTGGTACTCTTCAGCGTTACCCGGGTCCATTTCAATGGCCTTGTGTAATATGTCTAGCGACTTTTTACATATATCTGCTTGGCTTTTAAATTGTTGCTTAGCCATATTTAAGCCTCCTTCTCTGCCATGATAGACTTCAAATCGGTGATAAGATCATCTGTCAAAGAGTCACTAGATGGACGAGTAACACCATGCTTGCTAAAAATTGCAAGTGCTTTTTTTGCTTTTACCCCATCTTCGCCCATCCATTCACGGAATTCCTTATAAAAGACTTTTTTATCTACAGGTTCGTCACTTACATCCAATGCAGGTTCTGGTTCTGGTTCAGGTTCTGGTTTAGGAACAGATTTAACCTTTTCTTGAACGACTGGCTGAGGTTGTGATTCTGCTTTAGGCGACGGATCAGCGTCAAGAGGAAGTACTGGAAGGTCGTCATCCGTAATTTCTGGAGTTTTCTGTTTTTCCTGCTTTGTAGTAGGCTCTGCTTTAGGTGCAGTTTCACACATTGCTTTTGTTACTTGTTCAGCAGGGTGCTTTTCATCGTGGCAATTGCCACAACATTGATGGTTTAAAATTCCATTCCATTCTGCGATTTTAAGTGCAAGGTCTTCTGTGTCATTGAATTTAATAGTTAAGATATTTTGATTTTCCATGATAGTTTCTCCTTTAGAATTTAAACAGTAATTCATCATCAACTAATTTCCCTTCAACGATTTTAGGGATTCCAATTTCCTGGAGTTTACGAATTACGCTACGACTTTTTGATATATAAATAGTGTTTTTTTTCAATTTGTACTGCTGTTGGTTTAATTACATATGGCTCTGTTGCAATCGCAGGCGCCACACAAATAACTTTGTTGTTAACATCTATACCAACCTTGAAATACTCCGGCCCTTTTAATTTTCTGTAAGCCGGCATTGAAAGTTTAATATAGCTATTGGTAGTCACTATCGCTACCTTTTGTAACGGTTCGTGTCTGCCCCTGTTATCTGCAAAGAAATTAAAGTCAAATGCATTTACAGTAGCTTTATGTTTTATTGCTTTTATTTCAGGCATTTTATCTCCTTATCTGGTATAATTTACATAGGATATTTTTTATCTTTGCTCGTTACTCATTGCCGTGAGTGCGAGCATTTTTTACATTTACGGCGAATATGTTCATCGTGGCAATGCTTACATACTCTAATTGCCTTGCGATTTATCTCGTCATAAATGTAGTTATAAGTGTGTGGAATTAACCTAACTCCACATTTAGTACATATTCGGGCCGGACGTCTCATCGTATTAGTACCCAAACCAGGCCGCCGTAAAACATAATGCAAGCGGCCATCACAAAGAGAATAAATAACACGCAAATCACATCAATATAATTCATATTTCACCTCCTATTTGTAATATGGATTGCGGCAGTATTCGCCGCTTTTTCTTACCTGGAGGATGTACGTGACATCTTCTAGGTCTTCAGCATCGACTTCCGCCATATCCTTTTTAAAGCCATATAGAGATAAAACCAGTCCGATTAACGATTGCAATATGAACTGATTCCATCCAATTTGGTCGAGTTCTAAGGACCCCATGGAACCTGCTACAAGGAAAGCCCCCACTAACATATATCCCATTAATAATCTTCCTCCTCTTCAATTCTTTCGGCCGTAATGCCATCTGTAGTGACGATAATACGGATTTCCGACTCATCATAATCACACATAAAATCTTGTAACTCATATGCCGCATCCATAATATTGCTATTGATTTGATTTAAAATTCGATCAGATTCGATTGCTTTTAGATGTGCGGCCATTGCTGTTTCGTTTACTGGAATAGCTTTCATAATTATGTTTCTCCTATAACATCATCATTGATAAAATAGATGCTACTGCTGCTGCAGCTAAACTCAAATGCATTCCTGCGTCAATCCATGTCATGATTTACATCTCCTTTAAACCTTTAAAATAACCAAGATCGTGCCTAAATCCAGAATGATACACAGTCGATACCTGACAGTTTGACATGTTGGTATTTTTAACATACTTGATGGCCTTCCGGATGGTGTTGTCAATTAATCGAGTTTTTAAGTTAGAAAATCCCCAATTCGAGGTGCCCAATTCTTCAAGCTCCATCAGCGCCCATCGTTTTGTATTACATTTTCTGTCAAGGCTATACTGAAATCCACCTACGATTCCTTTAATTACGGATATTGTGTAATGATAGGATGTGTTACTCCAGTTCATGATTTATCCTCCTATTGAATACGTGCAGCTTTAAATTCTGCATCGATAATTTTTAAATCCCAACCAAGGGAATGCATTAAGTAAGTCTTAAAGCCTTCTTTGTCGATGACAAAGGCTCTTGACTTTTTCCCATGTGACTGCCATGCGTAGGCAAACGGGAATTTGCCTACCGCGATGCCCTCTCGGACTGCGGTTAAGCTAATTCCGAGTACAGTCGCCATCTGCGAAACAGATATTACTTTTTTTAGCATTTAATACCTCTTTTTACTTGATTTTAATTCAAGTTTCTAGTTAAAAAAATTTGGTCAACCGTACAGCCAAAGTACTCTGCCAGTGCCACTACTTTACTAATGGCCACATTGGATATATCCTTTTCCCACGCATTATACGTAGCAACAGATATGCCAAGATCGGCGGCAACTTGCGCCTGTGTTGCCCCTTTCCGAGCTCTCAACTCGGAAATATAAAATTTGTTTGGCATTACTACCACCTCCTTATCGTGACCTCATGATAGCATGAATTAAATTCAAGTGTCAATAATGAATTTGATTTTTTTTCAAGTTTACGATAAAAAATATAAAATCTAATTGAATTTAATTCAAATGCATTATATAATTAGTATATAAGTTTGGGAGATCGAGAGGAGGATATTATGAAACTTTCAGATAATATTAGGTACTTTAGGAAATTAAGAAACTTATCACAGGATGAGATTGCTAAACGGCTCGGGTATAAGTCATTTACTACTATTCAGAAATGGGAAACAGGAATGGCCGAGCCACCAGTAGGCAAATTATATGAACTGGCAGATATACTACATGTCAGTATCATGGACCTGCTAAAGGACAATTTAGATGCTGAAGAAGCGTTAACAGTGAGCACGAATTTCTATCACTACGTACCTGCATCTGTATCAGCGGGCGCGTTAACCACGATAGACGCCATTAACTTCATGCCTACTATATCTATCCCTGATTTCATGATGGGGCGCTATGCGGGCAATAAGAACATATTACTTATGGCTGTCAACGGCGAAAGCATGAATAATGTTATCCAAAATGGATCTGTTATTGCTATCTTAACAAATATAGAACTACTAGATATCCATGACGGAGATATTGTAGTTATTAAGAATGGAGGGGATTATACAGTTAAAAGATTCTACAATGACAAACAACATCAAGAATTTGTATTTAAACCTGATAGCTCGGATATGGCATTTCGAGACATCATATTTAGTTACGAGAATACAGATGACTTATACCTGATCGGTAAGGTTGTTATGTACAATGTGACTTTGTAAAAAAATAATAAGGGAGATGTTAGTATGTTAGCTAAGAAAGTAATATGTGGTCTAGGGATATTATTATCCTGTGTAGCTATTAATTATGCGAATTCTGGATTTGTTGATATGACACCGGATACATATGATAAGATATGGGCTATCGGCTCGAATTTCAAACCAGATAGAAAATTAGAAAATCCGGTATTGTACGGCATAGAACTTCGGAGCGGCGGCGGTGGCGCCGCATCGTTAATTACACCGGCCACGATAACGAAATACCTTGCCTATTCAAAAGATGAAAGACTTGTATTCCCTCCTGCGGATTTCAAGAACACGATGTTAAATAATAAGGATTACGTATACATCGCTACGTATGCGCTGCATTTAAAGAATTTGCTTACCGGGGGCGTTATGCCCCAGTTACCTTCTCAACGGTTACTGATTGAGAAAGACGGCCATTATATTATGCCGGCTAAAATGGACACACAAATATACGATATGATGCCCCATAGCTATGCCATTGTGTATTATGCATATCCTAAAAATGTAATTTATAACACTCCTTACACGATTAAATTCATTAATGGTAACGGAGACCGCATCGAAATTCCAATTACCGCCGATAAGCTAAATAATCTTATCGACAAAGAATATAAGCTAGTATATCAAAATAGCGACCCAGAGTAACATTAATAATACCCCTATCACACGATAGGGGTATTTTAGGAGGTATGTAATTATGGCCATGAAACGCGCCAATGGTACTGGCACCGTGTATAAGATGAAACATAAGGCTCTACGTAAGCCATATCGAGCCGTGGTGACCCTTGGATACAACTCTGATGGTAAACCCTCGCGAAAATCCATAGGCACCTTTGCGACGCAAAAAGAAGCGTATAATGCATTATCGGCTTATGATGCTAATGCCCCGCAATACGAAGCCAAGGATACTACCTTTGGTCAATGTTGGGAATGGATGATCGAAGATAAAACTAGACTAGGAATTAACCTTGAGAAAAGTGGCTATGTTTACAACAAGCCAAAAGTAGAACATTTGATGAGGGTTCCTATCAAGGATATACGATTAACACACCTACAGGATATTATTGATAGATATAGTGACATGAGCCGCACAGCGTTATCACAAATCAAGACTGTACTGAAATCCACCTTTGACATAGCGATAAAAAACGACATAGTAGATAAGAATTACGCCTCTCTCGTTACCTTGCCTGCAAAGCCTAAATCCGATATGCATAAACCATTTACTCCAGTAGAAATATACAAGCTGTGGGAACTGTCTGATACCGACCGTAACGCACGAGTATTATTAACGTGCGTATATACAGGTATGCGCCCAGGTGAAATTCAGAAAATCAAATTAAAGGACGTTCACATCAAGGAGCACTATATGATTGGCGGAATAAAAACAGAAGCAGGTAAAAACCGCATCATACCGATAGCGGACTGTATCATGCCTTTTATAAAAGAATGGTATCGCAAAAGCAGCTTTGAGCAAGGTGAATACCTTATGCCAAGCGATATTCCTAAAAATCTAAGGCCCGCATTGAGCGTGTATTTGAACCGTAAATTCGACGATCACCGGCCACACGATGCTAGACATACCTGTGCTACATTACTGATTCATATCGGTGTGGCGGAGTCTACGGTTAAGACAATATTGGGGCATAGACATTCCGACGTGACTAACCAGGTGTACGTACACAGGGATGCTACCGTGTTAGTAGACGCGGTAAATAAATTACCGTCTCGAGATGAATTATTACGAGATGAGTTTCAGGCGTTAACCTATGCTCGAAGTTGAGCAACGGTTGAGCAACCGTATCAGTTTTATCTAATTTTAGACAATTCCAAAAATTAAAAAGCCAGTAAACGCCTATGTTTACTGGCTTTTTAACACTGCAATTTTTGTATTGCACACAGCATATTGTTTAGAGAGTAAAGATGTGTTGTAGTTGAAAGATTTAGAAATAATGAATTATTGTAAAATAGATTTAAAATGTATTAAATTGTATATGCTGTGACAATGCCTGATTATTTATACTTCTCG